CCCCGCTCTACCTGGATACAACTAACCTAGGATTTCGGTTAGAGGGCAGTGTTTAGTTAGTAAAGTCATTGCAATATGCGGTGAAGGCATTCAGCTCACTACTACCAAGGCCCTTCATTGAAGAAGAAGGAGACGGACTTATGGTGGCCGTTCCAGATCCCCGGGTTCGGATTCTTGGAGAATACCTAGAGGGGGATGTAAAATAGACGTGCTTCAGCGAAGTCTATGTTGGCGTTGGTGGTTGTAGAGTAGTAAGTGTGGTCGCCTGCTGAGAGAGCCGTGAGGTTCTGCGGAGCACGGAAGGAGGCAGATGATACTGTATCGCCTGCGCCACCGAGGACGACGGTTTCAATATCGTCGACGTACAGTGAGGACGAGTAGGACCCGCTGCTGTCGATGGAACTGATATTGTATAAGTCAGGCACGAGAATTCCTGTGTAGCCGGTAGGTACATTGAAGGTTTTCTCGGTGGTCGTGAAGTTCAAGTCAATGGGTGAGATTGGTTGCCGTTGGGCAATTACCTCGGGGTTGACTTGAGCAGTCTGAAATTCACACTCCCAGTCTATGTACAAAGAGCCGCAGTCAAGATCTTGGGTTAGTTTGGACCCATTGAAGTCGATTGCGTCAGTGACTTGTACTAGATAGGCAGTGCCTTGATAGTTGAAGCGTTCGTTCTGCTTGACGAGCCCTGTGTAGTAGAGCTCTTTGTCGGCGCGCTTGGCCAGATTGATGACCTTGCTCGCGTTGAAATTCCACTGTTGAGATCCAGTTTGTGTGACACCCTGTCTGATGAGAGCATCAACATCAGGGCTGAGGCTGGGATCATCTAAGGGGTCAGTGTCCTGGTACAGTAGGAATTGACATGCCAAAGTGTTTGGCACAGAAGGAACGTATCTTATGGCGAATTTCTTAAAGCGATACCTTTCCCATAACTCAGCAAGCTGAGTAATCCTCGTACCGGGGTAGGCACTAGGTGAAATAGGAAATGTTTTGCGAATCGCTTTAGACACCGTGCTAGGCTCAGCAGTGGCGGACACCCTCCCAAGGAAATCGCTCCCAGTGAGAGTGACAACCTTGTTGTTGATTGGACGATGGTTCGCGTTAGCCTGCATGAGGGATAGCATGGTGGACATTTGGACGACTTTGCCCACGTTAACAGATGCTTTGCTTTTCGGCATATTGTTGCTCTGGTTATTGTTCTTTTTCTTTTGTCTCTTAGCATGGCCTTTCTGTCCAGCTTGAGTATTACGGTTGTTACCTGTCATTGTTTTCTATTTTAAATCTAGACGATCATGACAGCGGTCTGGCAATACTACCCGGAGACCAAATCGGGATTACGCTTAGTAGAACACAGCTCCTTTGCCATCGACTTGATAATCGTCAACAGCAATGGGGTCTATGTATGTAACACCGTTAGCCCACTGAGAAACTTGGTTCTCAAAAGCGACCTGAAGGCTAGGCGACCATCCAGTTTGTAAACTGACAGCTGCCCGGCAACAAGGGAGTATTGGTAGACTCCTGGTCTTCTTACCTGCGATAATCTTGGCGATTTCGTAACGCCGAAACTGTTTATTAACCTTCCTTTGCTTACCTGATGAGAGTAGGGGCTGGAGATGGTTAATAAGAGCTTGACACAAAACTGACACCATTGGGGTATGGGGATCAGTCGAGAGGTAAGAATAAGCTTTAGCCAAAGCCAGGCAACGTAAGTCACCCTGTTTGACAGTAATGTGGAACTTTGAAAAAGATCTTGGTAAGTCACAAAACTCTCTGTGACAACCTGAGCAAATAGATCTCCCGCAGAAGTTTGCAACTTCTGGGATCGGGGGAACTACGACTTTGAGTTTAAATCCTAGGAACTGAGCAAAGTTTAAGTTTGCAACAACATCATCGACAGCATCAACATCACAGTTGATGAAGCCATCGTCACCTTCGTGAAAGGATGACCATGTCTTGGGGTCTTGCTTTTGGAGGCATGACCAGATGATGAAACGATTTAAGAAACCATTAGCAATGGACGTGTGTGCGTCACCAGAAGCTCTGGTGCCGTCCACTGAATATGATACTCCTAAGTCAGTGAAACCAGTCATGGTTTCCAACATCGGAAGTATCAAGTCAAGTTCAGGGTGAAGACCTTCAGGGAAGGCCGCCCTAAACAACGCACGCTCGACATGCACGATCATGTCGCGGGATACGGTCATGTCAAACCGACTGAAGTCAGTTTCAACAATCGCGCCCCTCCAAGACTTTGCCATTAGTGGTCCTCTCTCTTGTGGAGTGAGTCCCTTGACAAGGTATGGGCATTGCTTAGCTAGTTTCTCAATCGCCGCCACGTAAGGGCCTAAGATTGAAAGGAATTTATCGCTTCTCGGACTGATGTTTCTCGGGTCCGTTGCGGTTGTTGAGGTTTCTACTTTTATAAAACTTTTTAGCAGACTGTCCTTCTTTAGAATTCCTTCTCCAGTCACTTCTGACTGGGCGAGGGTTAGCTCCTCTTGCCTGTGGTCCTTGAACCGACTTACCCACTCCTTGAACGGTATGGGGTTGGTTGGGACCAGCCACTGATTTTCCGGCAGAGTTAGAAACTCCTTTACGCTGGCATCCAGTGTTTTGACGTTTATTGTTGGGTCGGTTGACAAATCTTCTCCAGTTTGCACCGAAGACTTTGCCAAGCTGCTGGTCGGGACTGTTGTCAATAATTTGCTGTCTTGTGACACAAGGTTGAACTCGGTCAGAGATTCTGAAGCACTTGGGCCCGGTAGGGTGATCTGGGTGCTTGCAGCTGCTCTTGAGGTGAAGGAGGTCTCCACTAGCTTTATTATTGGTGTGCTGTCCTTGAAGCTTGACGCCGTTAGATGATGGCCCCACGGCAATGTTGGGTCCTGCACCTTTAACTGGGTGGCTATCCTTAGTAGTTCCTTTGTCCACTCTGACGACATCTCGTCTAGTGGTCTTAGGTACTCCTCGGGAATATCCAGTTTTGGGTGATTGCGTACCGCCACGAAATGGCGGGGCAACATACGTCTTATCATCTCGCTCCTTGTTAATGGAGCTGGTAG